CTGTAGGAGTTTTAAACTATGGTAATTAGGTAATTAATTAAATAAATCATAACCATGTCAACAAGCAAAATATAAAGCGATGTCAACAAAAGATATAAATTTATTTGAAAGCGGATCTGGAGGTGAAATGCGAATTTTAAATTCTGATTTACTACTTACAGAAACAATTTACCAAACTATTTATTTAGCTCTTTACGGTGGCAACGTTGAGCAAAATACTACAAGCGAGGAAACGGATTTAGAGGAGAATTTTGACTATTGGGGTAACCAATTATTTTATTCTAACAATACAGATAAATGGTTTAATTCACAAACGGAAAGGACTTTGTCGACCGTCTCGTTAAATGGAGAGGGTAGGAAATTAATCGAGGATGCAGTTAATGCGGATTTACAATTTCTTAATAATGTGGTTAATTTCGAGGTTGAGGTTAGTATCTCATCTAATAATAGAGCAGAAATATCTATATTTATTTCAGAATTTCAAAATCAAGCTAATCGACAATTAAAAATGGTTTGGGAAAATTCAAGAAATGAATTAATAATACAGGAAATTATATGACAACAATATTAGAATTAAAAGATCAAATCAGCAAAGATCTTCGGAATAGACTTAATATATCGGATGATAATTTAAAAAAAGTTTTAGACGCTTTGTCTGGAGTTTTAGCTGCTCAATTTAAACTGGCTTATTTAGGATTAGAAGATACTCAAAGAAACTTATATCCAGATACCGCAGATACTTTTGAAAATGGCGGATCTTTAAATCGTTTAGGAAGAATTTATTTAAATCGAGAAATAAGACCAGCCACCTCTGCAATTTATAGGGTAAATGTTACAGGCGTAGAGGATAGCGTTTTGAGGAGCGGACTGACCTTTAAATCAAATATTGATTCAGAAAATCCAAATAAGTTATATATTTTAGAAAATGAATATACATTAACAGGCACGGATGATACAATTACTGTGAGATCAATTGGTGGTGGTTTAGATTATTTTCAAGATAATGACAATAATCTAACAATTACGGAACCAGTTATTGGTGTAGATAAAACGGTGGTAATAAATAAAGATGGAGCTGGATCTCTTTTTCAAGATCCAGTTAATGCAGAAACGACTCAAGAATTTAGAAATGCAATTTTAAACGCTATTCAATTGGAGCCTCAAGGCGGCTCAAAATCTGACTATCGGATTTGGGCTTCGGATGCTGCTGGAGTTCGTTTTGTTTATCCGTATGTGAAAGATGGAGAAGCTGGAACTGTTCAAGTATTTGTAGAATCTTCTGATAATGGAGGCGTTCCCACTCAATCTATTTTAGACGAAGTGGAAGAAGTTATTAATTTTGATCCAGACGAAACCAGACCATTATCTGAAAGGTCAAGGCGCCCAATACAAGTTTACTTGGAGGTTTTGCCAATTGATCCTGTAGATGTAGAGATAAACATTACGGGATTAATAGATAGTAGCACTGAGATAAGAAATGCAATAGAATTAAACTTAATTGCTTTTCTTAAGAATATTAGACCGTTTGTTGATGGAGCTGATTTATTAAGAAACAAAAATGATATATTATTTGTCGCAAGATTACAGGGGGTTGTTACTGATGTTTTAGATGCTGATAATTTTTTCAATGATTTCAGCATGTTAATTGATGGAGTAACTCAAACAAGTTTTATATTTTCAAAAGAAAAAATACCAAATCTGATAAATGTAAATTACTTATAATGAGCGAAAAAACACAGCATGGAATAAATGCTAAATACGGAATAAGAACTCGACATAAATTTCCAGAAAGTTCAATTCAAACGGAAGATAATGTTTTAGTTACTGAATTATCAAATTTAGTAAATGAGTTGTACCCAACAGGTCGCGCATTTTACAAGCAAAAAGGGGGAACTTTTGATTTACTTCATGATGCAATTAATTTGAGTTTTTTGAGATTTGTCAAGAAATACAGAAATTTAATAGATGCTAGTATTCCTGATAACGAAAACTTTACTGCTGATGACGCTTCTTTTTTAGAATTTAAATATGGATTAATTGATGGCACTGGAAATGATTTAGAACTTAGAAAATCGTCATTAAGGCGGAAAATGGGCCATCCAAACAACATAAAAGGAAGGCAATCAAAAAATTTTATAGAGGATCAGTTAAGAATTTCTGGTTTTAATGTTCGTGTTTTTGAAAACACACCTACATTTGCTTCCGTAGGGATTGGATCAGTAACCTCGAATATACCTATATATAAAACACCTGGAGAAATTGGAGCAGAAGCGGTGGAATCAACTCAGCACGGAGAAGAAACTCAGCACGGAGAAGGGTCTTTTCATGGAGGTGTAACTTTTGAAGTAATTGCAAATAAAATAGATGCAAACGAATCCTATGGCGTTGGCTCTAATCTATGGGCTAGCTTTTTTATTTGCGGTGAAAATCTTGGCGAAAACGCTGTAATTCCAGAAAGCAGAAGGCGGGAGTTTAGAGAATTAGTATTAAAATTAAAACCAGCTCATTTAGCTGCGTATATATTTGTTAACTTTACATAAATAAAAAATAATGGCTAGAAATAAAGCAACCTTAGTAAATATAGACCTTTCAGATCCTTCAAACTATCTAAACGGCAGGATAAAAGATAACACAGGGTCTGGAGATGGAACACCTGTTAATGAAAGGGTTTATGGAGATATTCACCAATTAGTAGCAAAACTGATGAATTTAGCTGGTCTATCTTTTAACCTCTTACCAGAAAATGAAGCAAACGGCTATCAACTTATTGAATCGTTAAGAAGTTTAGCTACAAAAAATGATTTAAATTATGATTTAAGTAAATCAGGGAGTATTTTAACTTTGCCTATTAGGTTAAATAAAGTAACTGAAAACGAAATATTAAGAGCTAAAGCAGGCTTTAATAAAGGATCGGAAACTACAATTAAGGGTACTCTAGACAACGCAAATAAACCTGTTTCTTATTTAGGTGATTTTAAGGAAAATGAATATGTAAGATTAATCAATACGGCTTCAAGCGTGTTAATTATACGGGAGGTAGACGCTTTTAATTTAGGAACAATAGTAGAAGAGCTAAATTACTTAAAAGCAGCTACGCAGCCACAAGAAAACACGGGAACAAGCAACGAGGCAGCTACAACGCCGCTAACAAATAAAACAGCGTTTACGGAAAGGGTTAATGGCGATGATAGTGATGATTATTTAGCCAGTACAGCTCGAAACGGTTTATTATCTTCTGAATTTTGGGATATAATTGATGGCATTGGAACGCCAGCTCTAAGAAACAGAGGTAGTTTTATACTAGGCAGCGTAAAAGGCTCGGGGGTAGGAACTACATTTGTTTCAAGCGGAGATATTACAGCGCAAAAAACAGGTGAAACAGCAAATGGTGATGAAGTTACTTTAACATTTGCTAATGCAATGGATGATTTAGACTATAAATTTATTATGAGTTTGCAAAGTTTAGGAACTTTTGGATTTGATAATGATATTAAACCTTTAAATTTTAAAACCTCAAATACAACGACAGGGAAAATATTTATTGAACAAACAAATTCAATTCCACAAAATATTAAAATTCATATTGATGTAATTCAACTATAAAATAAAATAAATGAGAACAATAAGAGATTTACCAATCGTACAGGACGGAAATAATACGCTTTTTCCAGACGGACAAATTAAAAACGAAACGGCAACTCAAGACGGAACTCCAGTTGTTAGGGAAATTTACGGCGATGTTATAACTAACATTTATAAAATTATAAGAGATGCGGGGGTTGATTTTACAGAAACAGAAGACAGCGAAAGCACTCAATACCAGCTCCTTGATGCTTTAAAAGTATTTGTAAATGAGCTAAACGATGTACTTCAAATTCTAACCGTTGACGAAAATGACGTATCTATAAATGTTGATTTGGATAATTTGCCCGATAATTATGTTTTTATTGGTCAAGTTTCTGAATTATTATCATCTTCAGAAACTTACGATTTAACAGGAACGGGAACAAATACTTATTCGTTTAGTCCAGAGTCTAATATTAACGCTAATTCGCAAGTGTTATTAGTAATTAACAATTCATCTGGAGTTAAATTAATTGACTTGTCAAAAGATATAGTTCAAAACACTATTAGTCTACCTTTTAGCGGCGTATTAAGTTATAATTCAACTAAT